TTATAAACTTGAAAATTGAGCTAATGAATCAAAGCCAAATCCATCAACACGAATAGCGTACTTAGAATTAACCCAACCTTCCCAATTCCAATAACCTGAGCGATTATAAGCAACGGGATACCAGCCATTTTTCATGGCACCTGTATTTACTCTAATAACTTCATTTCCCCCGAGTGTTGTAATGATTTTAGCTGTACTATTAGGTTGTGCACGTAGATTTAACGCGCCAGAAGTAACAACAGCCGCGCACCAAGTATCGATTTTAGCTGGAGCAAGATAGTAACCAGTGTTTAGATAACCATTAACATTCCGATATATTGTTCTCTTGCTGACACTATCATACTTAATTACTGATCCGCGATACAGATAGCCAACAATTACCCCTCGCCCATTTTGCTTGCTATATACATTTTGCTTTTGTGTCACAACTTCCTTCATAACTACGGCCTGTGTCGCCATAGGTCCTGCAAAAAACAATACTCCTACAAGCAGCACTAAAATAATCTTCTTCATAATCTTAAAACTCCCTTTTCTAATTTTATTTAATAGTGAAAACTGATGTCGTTAGCGAACCTAATTTACTGAAATAAGGAATTGGTGTCCCTGCCTTATAAAACTCATAATATACACGGTATTTCCCAACACCCTTTTTAAAAAAGTGATTATTTAGCAGTTCTTCGACTTGTCGCGAATTTGCTGATAGCGCACCCTCTGAACCTTGTAACACACAAGCTGTTTCCCAAGCCTTTTTCGTTTCGTTATACTTTTCAACTTTTACTTTTGATTCGACATCAAACTTGTTTTTATTCTCGAAGGCGATTTTCACGCCCCCTGCAGATTTCAGGAAATTATCCATTGTTGGATTTACATAGATATTCGCTACATTTTTACTTGCCATTGTTAATTCCTCTTTTCATTCATTTTATTTTAGAACCCGCGCATTTTCCTCAGCAGCTGCAAGTTTTGCGAGGTACTTCCTCTATAAGCATCAATTCCGTGTTGTTTTGCGTATTTTGAACGTGAATCATAATCAGATGCTTTGTTTACTGATTTTAGATAGTCAACTAGTGAAGTACCTTTGTATCCAGATTGCGTTGGTTTCGTTGGCGCGGTACCTGATTTTAGTTTATTCAATAGAGTTGTATTCTGCGCTGCTGTTCCTGTGTAATTTGAGATACCATACTTAGCTGCTAATTTTTTGCGATTAGCCATACTTGAATCAATTTTTTTGCTGTTCAAGTAGTTAACAATACTACCACTTGTCGCTGGCTTACTTGGTTCAGGCTGTGGTTTATTTGGCGTACTACCGAACGTATCAGTACCATAACCCTTATAATTGTTCTGTAGATGCGGTTTATCCACAAAGCCTTTCCAATCTCCGCCCCATTCAAAACCTAGCGACTTAGCTTTAGTAATGAACTTCTTAATATCCGCACGGTCGTATTCATCCCACTTCGTCGCTGACCCTTTCGTGGGTACAAAATCAAGCGCTTGACCTACTAAATGATAAGATTTCATTGTTTGCGATGCACCGCTAGCAACATTGGCCTCCTGTTGTGCTTTTGTTCGGATAGTCTCATAAATTAGTACCTCGATATTGTTATCCTCTGCGTACTTGAATAGTGCCGTTGCCTTTGCCTTTGTATCGTTTGCCAGTTTCGCAATGTTTGCCCAACTTCTTTCACTGTAGTGTAGTTTACTCATTTGAATCATCCTCTCCATATTTTTTGGCTCGGTTTGTAATCAACTCATAAGCCCACGTACCACCAAGCCCAGCAGTACCGCCAGCCCACATCATCACACCCACGCTTCCCGCACCTGGTAACGCCATTGCTGCTAATCCTAATAAAATGCCCACAATAAAAGACACAACAGGTAGATGCTGTGTCTTGAACCATCCAGTTTTCTTTAGCATTTCAACGATACTGGCAGTGGCGGCAACCAAGAGTGGGATGTAAATATACATCTCTTTTCCAAATTCGATTGTTTGTTCCATAATGTAATTTCACCTCCTCTCATAACTTTGAGAAACTTTCTTTAAGCTCCGTTAACAATGTGATAATCTCTTGGAATTGCGCTTGCTGTTGACTTAATAAGCGCTGTTGCTCTTTAATGACATCTGATTGCTCGGCTATCAATAATCCTTGTTCATCCAATCTACGCCTTTGTTTTTGTAGAACATCTGATTGCTTCTCTATCATTTTCGAGTGTCCTCGGTATTCTTTAATGAAAAAGTAAAGAAGCAATAAAAATAACGCTAAAAATATAGCGTCAGATGTTAATGCTGAATTTATTAATCGATCAATCATTTCTATCCCCCCAATAAAAAAAGCCCCTTACATGGCCTCAATCTCTTCTTGTATCTGCTCAATGAGTTCTTTGTTATCTTCCCTTATGGTTTGTTGTTTCTGCTTATCTAAAACCGCAATGCCGTCAACAACCCTTGCAGAGTCACTATACATAAGCTGTCCATCTGCTAATATTTTAATAAATCGCTCAGGCAGATTATCATTGGCTCCCACATCACACCATTCTTGCACATAACCATCCTTACCTATCGAGACATAGACTTCTTTCATTGTGTTTCCTCCTATCTATATCCAACCCTCTCAATACACCAGCCATTAGCTGGACTTACTCCGTTATCCGCATGCCCACGAATTGTTGTTGCCGTAGCATAAAACACTTTTTTAGCTCCATCTGTGCCAACCATACCTTCCCAGACTGCTTTTCCGGAACTTTCCACTAGTTCTTCTCGCGGTATAATAATAGTTCTTTTACCGTACCCTAAAGGACCAGTACCAGGTAAATACCTTGCAACAGTAATGAAAATGCCTATTTTAACCGCATCTGCTGGAAATGTGTAAACGTTTGTGTCTAAGAAATAAGCAGCACCTTTGAATAACTGAACGTAGGGGGCAAATGCATTTACAAATTCTTGTGTAGCTACATCTTTTGTTGCAATTTTTAATCCAGCCGCATCAATAATCCCAGCTACCGTAGAGTTTCCTGTTTTTTGTACGGAATCATCTTTGAGAGCAACATCTTTTCCATTCAGTCTCAAATGATTTTGGATAAAATCATAGCCTAATCCAGTTGTATTATTAATTCCTGTAATCCTTGCAGCTAGAGAGAATTGAATAAACGCATTCGTTGCGTTTCTGGTGATTCTAACCCACCAATTTCCGTCTTTTCTTGCTTGTAACGGTGTATCTGCTTCACTAATAATAGCCCCCACCATCGCTTTTGAACCATCCAATGGCAAAACATTCATCGCATCAATTTGGCTTTGCAGCGCTTTATTTTGAAGCAATATATCTGTTATTTGTGCTTGGAGATTAGCAAATTCACCAAGGTAATGTTCAATTGGTAATTTCCCCTCCGTCTCGTTTGGCGCAACATGGTAAGTGAACCTTGGCATCCCGGTTAACTCTGTGCCGTCTTCCTTAATAAGAACAAAGCTCGCTTCTATTTCTCCTGGGATAGAAAATGCAGCTTCACAAAAAGTATAGTTAAACCGTCCGTTCTTGGCATCAACAATATCAACCACGGGATCACTCACAATATACGAGTCATTCAAAACGGCTAAGAAACTAGATCGCCAGCCTGTGATATTGAGCCCAATCCCACGCTGAATCACGCTAGCTTCAACAGTCAACGATTTAACATCTCCTTGTACTGCTTCAATTCTTTCAATTTCCCAGGTTCGCTTATTAATGTCCAAAACAGCTTTTATTGTTCTAATCGCCGTCATTAATTTCACCTCTTTTCAGTTCTGCAATTTCGGCTTTCAATGTCTGCATTTCCGCATGATCCTCTTGTGCCTTTTTAAATAGTATTGCTACAGCATTGTATAGTTCAATTGCTTTGCCATCGCTCGTTGTCAAAGCATCTGGTGCTTGTTCTGCTATAAACCCGATACGTTTTTCATTTTGTTCATCTGCTTTATGCGTGTACATATAGACATTTGTTGCGAGAACAATTTCTTTCGCTGTTTGCCCAAGGTTCTTTTTCGTCATTTTCTTGATGTTTTCTTTATACTCATTACTGGACGCTGTTTCCCATGCGGACGCTCGAGCTGGAACATATCTAATCTGTGGTCCACCACCTGACTGCCAAGTTGTATAATCGATAAATGCTATTCTTCCAGTTGCATTCGTCCCAACATAACACCATCCTCGAGAATAAAAAATTGGAGCCTCAGCACCAGCATGTGGCGACAACCGTATTACTTTGTCCGCATTAACCTCTCCGGTTGTTTCATTTATCGCTTCAATTGCAAAACCTAAATCGCCATTTGTATTCAGCCGAATATCCATAGCTGGGAATGGGTAGTTATCCCGTTTAGCATTCAAACTGAAACCGGAACCACCACCAATTTTGAGTATTTCTCTGTACTGGGGAAGCGGTAATGGTGGTAAAAAACTAGAGTATAACGTATCTAAATACGCTGCAGAACTGGCAATGGTAACCCCTACTACGTTAATGGCTCTCAATGTACCAACACTAACTAAATCTGCAACAATTTGTCCTTTTTGCGTAATCCCAACAGTATAAGGGCCATTATAACCATTGCTTGAATGTCCAAGCCCACCCTTATTAAAACGCCAAACATCTACTGCAGTATCAATGGATTCTGTATCCATTATCAAGAGCTCTGAAGGCTTTTGCATCGGTCTAATAACTAAGTTCCCACCGTTATTACCAGTGATTTGATTTGTCAATTCATCAACATATTGTTGCATTCTGTTTGCTGAATTATCGATTTCCTCACGAGTAGCAACATCCGCCAATAGTTCGGTTTTAAAATCAGCACTTACTGAACCAACAACACAACTGATATACCTGCCGGCCAAACTGTCAGTTGTATACTCTACCATTCTTGATGTCACATTCACGTTGAGTTCCTCATGATAGACGCTTAAAGTATCCCCCATGAATACACGATTCATATTTTGAAATGCTTTGTATTCCTCCGTTTGTCCTAAATCTTGAAAACTAACCTCTAAACTCAAATCGACCTCATGTGCTGTACTCGAATTGAAAAAAGTAGATGCTGCTGTTCTTAGTGTTGCTACACTAATGACAGTTTCATCTTGTGAATAATCCACTTCACTGGCAATAATCTCTGAACCTGGTTTATAAGTCGGTGCAAAGATATAGTTATCAGGTAATGTAATTGTTGTTTCTACTTCACTACCAGCAAGTTGCTTACGAGCAAATGGTAAAATAGCGTTTATCATGCCGCCGGTATTCACTTTCATTTGAAGACCAGTCATGTTTTTTCTAAAAGCAATTCTAACGCCACTATCAACGCCACGTTTTTTCAACATCGATAGTTTTCTTGTTTCGCGTTTCATTTCGCCACGCCATCTATCTAAAATGGAACCTTCAGTACCCGCAATACACGTCATTGCATTCTTAAATTCAACCAGTGTACTGTTCTTACTCGCGATATCCGAATAAAACTCGATATCGGAAGGTTCCAGCATGGCAGTTTTTAAAGCCTGCATTGCTAGGTGGCACGTCACATCTTTTACTTCAAATCGTTTCACCATATTACCAGATAGCTTATATGTGCGATGTGTTGCTTTAATAACGAATACGGACTTAAACATATCTTTCTCAACATCATCAATAATAAACGCCTGTTCTTTGTCCTGATCGTTTGCCCATGCAAAAATATATCTGCCGTTAACTATTTGATCTGCTAATTTCCCCTTAATCGGGTATTCCATTTCCAATTCAAATTCCGCATTTAATACCTCGCGAACAGTACACGACTTTGCTTCTGATAAAAAACCAATACCAGTGTGCAAAAAGTCTTTTTCGCTTGCATCATATAATATCGGCGTATGCTTCTTCATAGTACTGCCCCCCATCTTGGCATTACCAGCACATTGGATGCATTACCAGTCCACGAAATAGTATTCTCGCCAATACGAAGGCTTGGATAGCTATGCGTATAATATTTTGTGTTGATCCCAATATTGACACCATCAACAATTTGATATACTTCTTGTATTTCACTGTCAATGCCATAATTGCCATCAACTAACCCTTTGAAAATATATTCCATGCCATTCACCAGAATTGTAATGTTTCCGGATCCCTTGAATAAAATACGTGGCAATGATTCATGTAGCTCTGGGTTAAACATAACAGTTCCATTCGCTATTGGTACATCTAACATACCGCTTGCCAAACGTTTTATTGGTAAAGCGTTCATAGTCATGCTGAATGGCAAGGCCTGGTTGTAATCATATTTCCCTTTGCGATTAATATTGCTGAACCTAGCAAAATAAATATAGTCAGGATCAAAGTAAAATTGGCATGGCGCGTGTACTGAAGAATCTAGTAACTGCCTAACCGACCTGTATTCGTTTATGATTTTTTCTCGGCTACTTGCCACTAAAACCATTTCTAGTTCGATATCTACGGGTAAATAAGAACCGTCCCATACTGTTAATGGCCGATCGCTCCCTGGTATCGGAACGTATTCAATATTACGCTCTGGCGTTGGGATTTCAGGGCGATTTTGAATAAACACACGCTTCCTAGCTAGACTTTGATTACTCGCGACCATTTCTCCACGTCTCAAATTGTTCGCCCTCCTCCCAGCGCACTTTGTTTTCTTCGTGTCTGTTCAATCAATATTTTTTGCATTTCTCGTTTCATAATCTGAATAATGCTATCATCTACACTGCCTGCAACATGTACATTGATTTCATATACATCGCCTTGGTTTCCCATTGTGTCCGCAATCCCTTTTCCTATCATGCCGAGCGTCCGCGCGTTAAGTGGTATAACGGCTTCATCCCCAGCTTCTCCGCCCGCCATGACTGAATTACCATTCATACCGAATGCGGTTGGCTTGGTTAAAATACCGCCCTTCGCAAACCATTTCACATCAATTCCAGATGGGTAGCTAATTTCTTTCCCTAAGATTGTTTTGGAACTAGTTTTCAAACTAAACGATGGCATTTTAGGCATTGATGGCTTCGGAATCTTTAACTTTAGATTGCTAAAGAAGTCTTTGATTTTGTCAATCCATCCCTTTATTTTGTCGTATGCTGCTTTGATTGGTGTTATCATGGCACTTTTAACACCATCCCAAGTGGCTTTTGCGGTGGCTTTAACCTGATTGAATTTGTCTCTTGCCGCATTGTAAATATCAGTTACTTTTTGTTTCACTGAATTATAAGCGCCTATAATTGGCGTGATGATAGCAGTTTTAACGGCGCTCCACGCACCTGACGCAATGGCCTTGATAAGATTCCATTTAGATTGCAACCAGGCTCCTAAATCAGTAAACTTTTGTTTTACCCAATTCCAGGCGCTTGTTACTGGATCAATAATAAATTTCTTAATTCCGACCCATGCTAGTTGTGTAATCGATTTAAATTGATTCCACTTTGTCTGTAGCCATTTACCTAAATCAGAAAATTTGTCTTTCACCCATCCCCAAGCTTTTGTTACTGGATCAATAATAAATTTGGAGATGGCCGCCCACGCAATTTGTGTTCCGGCTTTTATTAAAAGCCAAGTTGCTTCTAGTAACGTTGCTATAAGCGTTACGATTGGTCTAACAACAGTCCAAATACCGTTCCAAATGGTTCCCCAAAAAGTCAGCATAATATTAAAGTACATCTGAAATACTTTGACGATGCCATCCCATACAGTCACAAAAAAGGAGGCTATGCCTTCCCAAACTACTGCAGCACCATCTTTAATTCCAGTCCATATGCCCGTAAAAAAGTTTTGAATCGGTGTCCAGAAGGCAACTAACATTGCCCAAAAAGATGCCCATGCTTCAGAAAAGAACGTGGATATTGATTCCCAAGCCGTCATAATGACACTTTTAATTCCTTCCCATACGCCAACCATCATATTTTTAAAAGCATTCCATTTTTCAGACAGCCAATCAGTTATTGCGCCCCAATTTTTCACAATCATAATTATTATTGCAATTGCAGCAGCTATTGCGACTAGGACAATTCCGGCGGTACTTCCTAGAGCTACAAAAACCATTACCACTCCTGCCACAGCTGCTACTATTGGGGCTAAAATAGCTAGCAATGCAACAAACAACCCGATTAATTCAACAATAAATTTCCCTACCGGGCCCAAATTATCAATCCACTGTTTTACTTTTTTAAACATATCGACTATTTTTGGTAATATATCAATAGCTAGCTTCATTAGCTCCTCGCCAATTGGTCTTAGCATATCCTGTAACTCACGCCACATCGAAGTAAGCGACTGACTATCTGAGGCATTGGTTAACTTTGCAGATGCACCAGCTGCATTGTCAAATTGTCCTTTTACTCCGGTTAGCTCTTGTGAAATGCCCCCCATTGACTCAATTACTTTTGTCCCGGCATCTTCACCTAATGAGCCAAAGATAGCTGAAATAGCAGCTGCTTTTTCCTGTTCATTACTCATCTTGCCAATTTCATCCGCAATGGACGAAAATAATTCTTTATTAGTTCCGCCTTCTTTTTTCCAGGTTGTAAATAAAGATTCAAATTTACCACCCATTTCACCGACTGCTTTTTCTATGGAACCATCTGATATGCGAACCCCAAACTCTTTCACTAAGTCATTGACTTTATCTAAGTTGTAAGCCCCACCATTTAGACCAGCCCGCAATATTTCGAACATTTCTTGGGCTGAATAACCATTCTCTTCAAATAAGGTGGCATATTCCGCTAAATTATCACCTAACTCATCCGTTGTATTAAGTCCGCCTTTTGCCCCAACTGTCATTAAATCAAAAGCCTCTGTTGCACTCATCCCATATGTTGTCATCAGGGCATTAGCTCCTCTAAGCGATTCATTCATATCTGTGTCGAAAGCCTTAGCAAACGCCAAGGCTCGTTCAGTTACATCACCCAATGATTCCTCATTCATACCTCTCAATTGTGATCGTGTGGCAATCAAAGAATCTGCTGCTTCCTCATACGAATCCGCAATACCAGTTTTATATAAACTTAATATCTTGTCTTTCGTCTGTTCGGCTGCTTTCCCCGTAAGCCCAAAATTATTATTAACTTTAGATACTAAACTATCTAGGTCCATTGCAGATTCAAATGAGCTTGTCCCAATTTCGATGAGTTTGTCGCTCACCTCACCCAAAACGTCTGCCGCTTCCATCAGGTTACCAGCATCTAACTTATTGCCAATCTCCTCTAAAGCATCTGCAGAGTCATCCGCCTGCGTGGATAACTTATTCAATTCACCACGGACCGCATCAATAGAACTGCCATCATCCACGGTATCTAAAGCATTTTTCATCTTGTTTATATCCGTATCGGCACCCAAAGAAGCACGGCCAATCTTATTAATCGCGGCTTCTAGCTGATCGGATGTTGCGGTTCCGTCTTTAATCGCTGCTACCAGCCTATGCCCTAAAATATCGGCAAAATCATCTACACTGGAACCGGTGGCTTCAAATAACGTATTAATACGCTTCGTATTCGTCCCTAGCTTTTCTTGTTCCACTTGGATATTTGCCAATTGGCCCTTATACCCTTTCAAAGCACCCTCAGTGAACTCAATTTCACGTTTAAACGCGCGATACTGTTCTTCACCGATCTTGCCACTTTGGAATTGGGCTTCGACTTGGCTTTCCGCCTGTTTAAGTTGCCCTAATTTTTGCGTTGTCGTTTCGATTTGATCCGTTAACAACTTTTGCTTTTGCGCTAACGCCTGGACGTTGCCGGGGTTAAATTTAAGCAATTTATCCACATCTTTTAGCTCAGTTGTTAGTTTAGTTGATTGCGAGTTCACATCTTTTAGCGCTTTCTGTAACCCTGTCGTGGCACCATCAAGCTCAATTGTGATACCTTGAATCCTGCTTTTCGCCATTTATTTTCTCACCTCCTGCCTAGAATGAATCAAAGTCTGCCTGATTTGCTTTTCTACTTTTCTCTTTTTTCGGTTTTGCATCTTCGCTGTATTCTTCGATATAGTCCAAACAAGAACCGATTGTCATTTCTTCCAAGTCCTGTATTGTTAACCCTGTTTTTTTGCAAATTAAAAGAAACGACTCCGTGGTGAGTGGTTCATCACTCGCACCGGGAGCCGTTTCATCTGCTACTTTTTTTGGGTTGAAATACTACTCATTAAAAGTTCTTGTACATCGCCCATAATATCCATCAATGGGAACTCTTCAAATTGATCCAGCCATTCGAGTGGTTCTGGAATACTTTTATCTGCTGTCTTGGCTAACACCCAAATAAAGTTATAGAGTGTTTCAAAATCAAGTAATGCCAGGCTTTCAAAAGAAATATCCATTGGATCAATTTCCTTGGCATCTGCGTCTTTCTTTTTATTTTTTTTATCCTTTTTAGGGGAATCTAACCCCTCAAAAAGCTTGGCTAATTTAATCAATTCCGCAAAATAATCTTTGCCGAATTGCGCTTTATATCGCAATGGTGTCGCTGCCGTAGATTTAAGCGTGACACTCTTTTCATCAATAACAACTGTCTTTTCCATGTCTAATTCCCCATTCCTGCTTATTCTCTAATTATCTCTTCCCAGAACTCCTCATACTTGGAGCCATTTTTCACTTGCATAGAGATAACATCGTCCACACTTAGATTGTTGAACGCATATTCAAACTTTCCGCCCTCATCAGTATCAATAGATACACGATTATTTTCGTTCAATTTGATATAAACATTTGATTCCGGAGCATGAACACCTATCAGAACCATGTTATCGGTAGTAATATTATCTGGTAACGGGTCCTCGTATCCTGTTTTCATCCGATATGGTAAATATTCATATCTCATAAGCTACACCACCACTTTGTATTCTGCCGAACTGGAATATACGGTACCAACTTTTGTTTCTACTTTTACCATATCACCAATCGCTACAGGTGATATATTCCAAGTATAAGCACCTGTTTCTGCATCCGACCAAATAACCGTTTTGGCAGTACCATTTTGGCTAATTCGAACTTGAATATTTTTGGCAGTTACACCGGAAACGATTTTTTGCGTTGTTGTTACAGGATTAATTGATATAGTTGGAATTTCTACTTTAAATGTCGTTCTCATGCCTTCAATAATCGTTGTCCCTGAGCGCCCGTCTAGCACGCAAACATCATATAGTTCGCCAGGCACAATATTTGCATTACCAGTCAAATAAATCTTGAGCACCTCGCCTGTCATCGTGCCTGTCGCAAAGGCTGCTGTACTACCGTGTTTGAAAATTCTACAATTAACAATGTTGTCGCCAGCTGTTCCTATACCGGTTAGATACGTAGCTCCATAAAAATAAATATCAAGCACAGGTGCGGACACACGTGTTTTTTGTAAAATTAAATCTGATTTTGCCCCTTCTATGCGGTTTAGAACTGCCGATACTTGCGCTTCGTAGTAAGTCATCTGTTGCAAATTTTGAACTGTCAGTTCATTGATTGTTGAAGGCAATGGAACTTTATTATTGATATATAATAAATAGTTACTCGCCTCAACAACAGAGTCCCAAGCATACTTAACGCTAGTATCGGTAAATTCCTTAACCTTAAGATTGCGGGGCTGCTGTGGGCGTTTTTTGATACACGTTTTTATACCAATTGTCGTAAATTTCTGCTGGTGTAGATGTTGTCGTTTTCGTTTTCACATCGCCATCTTCTGTTGGTCCCGCAATAAACGTCAATTCATTTGTATTCGGCTCTGCGCTATCCGTTTTGGTGCTTGATCCAACAGTTGGACGACTTGCAGAGCAACTATATAGGACGTGCCTTGTGGCCTTCACATCGCCATCGAATTCAAACATTAAAGCAAAATCTTTCGGCTTTGCTCCAGTATTCTCTGTCATAACTTTGTCTGTTTCGTCTAGTACTTCTCCTAGACACTCGATTGCAAATTGTTGCAAGATATCTGCCATAGTAATCGTACCATCATATCCTTGGTTATTTGGCGCTTTGTAATAAAGCATATCGTCAGCGTAAAACTCAATCATATCCCCACGCGGTTCCAAACTTAATTCAACGGAGCCTGGCATACGAACAGGTTTAGCAAATGTGATTTTTCCCTCAGCATCTGTAGAAATAACTGCAAAGTGTGCGTTTTTCAAACCAAATGTAACCTTATTTTCTTTTTGCGCTGTTTCTGGCATTTAAATCAACCTCAATTCATAAGTTTTTTGAAACATTTTTTCACTATCAATCCACACTTCGTGGCTGTTGAAAGGCAGTTCAAACCTTTCAAATAAAGCCTCAACTAGAGCTTCACTAGCTGGGTCTTTTTTATTCGTGTAAAGCTCTACATCGTAATTTAGCGATTGAGCATATACGATGTTATCCGCAAACATATTATCGGAATCAACTTCTTTATAAACAATATACGGGGGATCCGGAACCTTGGTTTTATTTGTTTCTACAAAATGTGAGTACGCGACCGGTAACCCTGTTTCAGCTAGAATAATCAGTAAATCTGTTGCTTTCATCGTTTAACCACCTTCTCAACCCCTGTAATAAATTCATCGATAGCCTTTTCTTCTACTGGGGCAATATGCACACGTGGAGCAACGCGACCACCGCCACGTTGCGCGTGTCCCTTTTCAAGTAAATGTGTCAGCGATGCATCTGTTGCATTGTATATCACAATTTTTTTACCCTCTCGCTTCATACGCCATCCTTTTCGATAATCCCCCGTATCTTGCGGACTGTTCGTTCTTAATCGTTGAACAGCATCAATTGCAACTTTTTCTTCTACTTTCAAGATGTCTTTTTCGACTTCGGACGTGTATGTTCGGAGTGCTTTTGTTATTTCACTAGCCAACTTATCCGGTTTTATCTTCATCACTACCACCTGCCCTGCCCATTGCAACCTGACACGTCAACTCAATTTCTTCAAAATCTGGCGAGTATGTTTTTATGATGTTATAACGTACACCATCAAATAAAAGCTCCGCCTCATTGTCGTACTCGAAACCATGCACTTTTAATATCAAAGTTGGTTTCATACCATTTGCCCCAGCAGTATAGAACTCTGCTCGAGAAACGGGGAGTTTTTCACATAGAATTGTGTTTTTGCTATCAACCGGAGTTTGATTGCCCAAATTATCCGACACAATCGTTTGCCCTAATAATGTCACCTCATGATCGTAGTTACTCATTCTTAACACCTCGATTATGGATAATTAAGTTGTGTAGTCTGTACTGCAGATGTCGTGGCACTCTATCGGCACCCCGATTTTCGTAACGCCATGTGGCATAATCGACAATAAACATTTGGTGGTTGGGGTTGTCATCTTCTAATACGATGCCTTTTTCATCTGTTAATTCTTTAATAATAGATGAAACGATTGCACTTAAATAGGTATCACGAACTGTTGTCGTGATACCTAATCTTGCTTTCACTAACACCAAAATATTATTATTGTCCATCAGACTTCACCTCTTTATCCGCAAGGGCCATTATCAGTGGTTCGCTTCTTTTGTTGTCTGCAGATAATAGTGCTTCAATCCGTTCTTTTTTTCGTTTTCCTGATCGCGGATAGGCATCGCCAATTCTGTAAATATGGTTTTTATCCTCTAAATCAGTAAAATCAACTATCACTCGGTATTTCATGTGATATGCTCCTTTCAAAATTAGGCACCAGCTGGGGTTTCTTCTACATCCAATGTAATCTCTACGAATGCCTCTGGAACAACTGGTTGCCCATCATAACGACCTAGGCCACGAATCGCCGTTTGATTGTCACGGAATTTATAATGAATGGATGATTCAATTCTAGTAGTTTCACGCTCAACCAAAGTATATTTATCGAACACTCCCAAGATTAATGTGTCTGCAGGAATGTAGTTATTAAATACAACTTTCAACCCTAAGAAATTGGGCTGTGCTAGATTCGGCAATTGGACGACTTCTTTACCCTCAGCGCTAATATGCAATGTCAAGTTAGCAATTCGGTTATAATACGTTCGGCGATGCATCGCTAATACGATTTCACCAGTAGAATCTTCACCCGTATCAATTAAACCAATATGTGGGATGATTTCCGTATATTCCGGTTTTGCTGTGACTTTATTAAGTGCCGGGATGGATGGAATAATTCCTTTTGGCTGTTTTGCATCTTTCCCCTCGCCGATAGCAATAGCCTTATCCAAGCCCTTCGCAATAGAACGCGCAATGCGAGATGTTAGATAACTGTCTAAATTGATAATTGGTTGCGAATCTTGTAATAGTGAATTATCAATATAAACGATACGACCAATAAGGAAACCGTCAAATTCAACAGCTGTAAGTTCGCTATCGTCCGATTCTGGAAGTGGTGTCCCACGTTGTTCCAACCATGTAGCCTCGGTTGTATCTACATCTAAAATTAGTTTTACACGGCCCTTTGCAACAACTTTATCGACTAATGGATATAGTGTTGTGAAATCACCAATTCGCTCCCGAATACGCGTCGTTACAATATCAGGGATGGCAAGTTCTGCTCCATCTGAACCAGGTGGTAAAACATTCCCATTCGCACGAGATTGTAGCCGTGTGCGTAACTCTTTATAAAAATCTTCTACCTCACGCGTAAAATATTCTTGACCGCTAACGCGTTGTTGCAATTGTGTATTCATATTTCTTTGTCCTCCTTCAACTGGTTTTGGTTTGCTTTCAGGTTCATTTGCGCTTAACTCTGCTAGTTCTTCTTCTAAATCGGCAATTTCTTTTTCAAGTTTGCCGCTCTCTGCTTTATGCTCTGCATCTTCCGTTTCAAAAGTATTGATACTTTCCTCAACGACTGAGATTTCATCGTCATCCTTGGCTTCTTCTAAAGCCCTTTGCAAATCATCAGAACGCTTAATAAACTCCGAATCTTTTTCGCGCAACGTAGCAAGTACCTGATTCCGTTGATCAATCTTCTTTTGGATCATTAATTGTTTTAGTGCCATTTTCCAATCTCTCCTTTAATTTCGATTTTCTAAATTCCAGCTGCCTTTTGTTATGCTGCTCTACTTCTTGCATTCGTGCCTGCACCCCTGTATCGGCATAAGCTGGGAATGTAACAACAGACACTTCATGTAAATCCAATTTTCTTAACGTCCATTTGACAGTGCCATCATCGCGCCACTCTGTACCTTCATCCAGGATATTAAAGCCAAAACTACACTGGTCCACATCCCCGCGTTTTACACGCTCATACAGATTCATGGCATCCGAATCATTTTCATTGATGCGAATTTTTCCCCACAAGCCTCTGGAATCAACTTTCAACTCCAAGGTTCCCGATACGTTACGAGCGAGCACAGCCGTGGTATTATGATTAATCAATCCACGAATATCATTACTAAGTGAATCATCAAATGCACCAGGCGCTATCTCTTCAAATGCCCCCGGCCATAGCTCCGTTTCTGAATTAAATACAGCAAAATAACCTTCGATGACCTTTTCGCCCTGTTCTTCATTACGCGTTTTCAAATCGGAAGCCATACTTCGCATCTGCCGGTTATCCCGCGCTTTATTCATCGTTCTCACCACCTTTCAATTTTTTCTGATCTCCAAGCATTTTTTGAGGTATAAAGTTCTCCAAAATAATTAGTTCATCCAAATCATCCTCTGGAGAAAGGCCTATCCAATCGCGAACTTCATTGCCGTACATGAGCCCGCGTATATATGCATCCATTCCTATAGACGCAAGTTCCTTCATGTCATATGCGTATAAACTCCTTGGGTTGCACTTAAAGAACAAATTGGGATTCACTAATAAATCCCTAGTTAGCGTTTGTTGGATAACTTGAGCGATGGAAAGAATACGTGTATTTATAAAATTATTAAATTCATCTTTGTTATAATCGCCAACGCCAACAAAAAATGGCGGAACATCCAAGATGCCCGCAATTGTTCTTTTATCGATATTGACAGCATCGTTGATAGCGATATCCTCCAAACTCAAGGGCTTCACTTGAACAACATCCAATAAATCAGCAGGAATAATCCACGGTTTCCCTACCTCTGTTCGTTTCAAATACATATCTTCAATCTTTGTTTTGCCTTCTTCACTGGCAAGTTCGGCCGTATCCGCATCAACCTTCACAATGACGTTAGGCATATACTTCCCTGACATAAAAGCTTTTTTAGTCGCGGTTGCTTGTCTAAGATTGTTTGCTATATCTTGCAAAACTACCCTATATCCAGTTCCTATATATGGTTGCTCTGGATCCGGATTAATCATAAAATGGACAACTTCATCTGGTTCATATATTTGGGAACCATAGCGGATTTTATAAGCATCATTTGTTTCTAAAAAACTGATACTTTTTGGTTTTAGTGGCTTTAAATCAGCAATCAACCCATCTTTGATTATTGGATAAATAACAGCATTACCGTCACCATATAGCAATAGATTGGCAACAATGTTGTACAACCATGATTTTCGAGTCATTAGCGAGTACGGATTAATATCAACCTTCTTTGAAAGCTCATTTTTTACTCGCACATCGCCCTTTTCCGTATTTTCCATCAGGTGTATTGTCATATTAGAAACTAGATCAGCAATTTTATTAACCGCCATTCGCACCTCTGGATTATCAGATAATCGAGTATATCCAGGCACTAGCAAATCAAAAGCTTCCTGTGTTGTGAAAAAGCCAACACTAGATTCTTCATTCCGTTTTTTACTATTTGATTTTTTTCTTTTAGAACTCATTTACTCACCCCTTTCAATAAATTTAACCGCCGCTAAGCCATTTGCTTGCTGTTTGTCCAAGGCTTAAATCTTCTAACATTTGAACGGCGCCAAAGACACCAGCATCGAATAAATCGATACGCTGCGTACCGCCATCACCATCTACTTTTTCGTATTGGATCATGTCGTCCGTCTTTTCGATTGCTCGGACATTTTGAACGCAATATTCAAACGCCTGGTTATGGACATAATAAAGTTCGCCTTTTTTGGCTTTCACTTCAATTCGCCTAAAGCCCTCAGATTTTTTATAAAAATATTGTGGTTGATCTACAATTTTGAAGCCACTACGCTTCATAGTGAAAAAGAACTTACGTCCAAATTTCTTATCAAATCCTACTAACTTGATCCTGAACCCCATTTTTTTCATTTTGATAAACCAATTAACAATGTCGGTTTCATCCGTTGTTGCGGTGTTGCTCATTGTCAAAACACCATCATCTTTCCAACCAAAAAGCGGTATATTATCTTCATCCGCTTTTTTATAAGCTGTTGTAATTGGAAAAAATGCATGGGTGATAACAATATCAACTTCTTTTCCTTCAAACTTATATGTTCCGTACAATGCGGCGGCTGTTAAATCATGTAGCTTAGCTAAGTCGGCTCCGCCATACCATTTAATCGGTAGCTTAGCTAACTCTTCTAAGGTCCAGTTATATTGTCTATCTGACTCTTTAAATTCATCAATATTGAAGTAAGCCCGCATCGCACTTGTATAAACGTTTAGTGATTTCGCTAGAAAATCTTTTCGCTGTTGCGGATCGTTTTGCGCCTGCAAAGCGTCATTCAAAATGTCATCTGGACGAATCGAAACGCCATATGCAGGATTTGCTTTTTCATGTTGTATTGGGTCCGTAAAATCAACGTCTCCTGTTTTTTCGTTCTGGTCTGCCTCCGCAATAAAAACAAAATAAGCTTCATCTGTTATCGTTTGATCCAATATTTTTTTACAGTATTGAAGCTTTTGAAAACAAAAGGAGTTCATGTTATCGCCTGCAGTTGTTATCCCGATCATCAACTTGTTTGTGTATGCTTTCATCGCTTCTTTGATGATGTTGTACTGCTTCGGTGTTTTGTATGCGTGTATTTCATCTGCTATAGCGATATTACAGTTTAAAGAATCCTGCTGGTCTGGATTAGCAGCCAGAGCGCGGATATAAATCGAGCCATCGCCTAAATCACCCGAAATACTGTGTTCCTGGTTATTATCGATGACCCGAAAATTCCCCTTTTCGCCCATCTGCAACAAGTTAAAATTGATGAAATTAAAGCTTTCTAAACTTTGTTGCAAGGCGGCGGATGTGATGTATACTTTACTTCCGCTCTTTCTTTCGAGTAATCCAAGCGCCCAAGATAACGCCGCGGCAAAAGATGTTTTAATATTTTTTCGCGGTATAAAAATAAACGCCTCTTTATAGCGTCTAATTTTTGTACCTTTATGAAGAAATCCTAGCATGTTGTAGACTTGGAATTTATGAAATGGTTCCAATAGAAATGGCATTCCCCGCAAAGGGGTTCCATCTATCATTTCCCCTTGCATGTGAACAAAGGTTGTTTCAATAATACCGATGACAAACTCAGCGTCTTTCGGATCAAATGTGTAGGCATCATTGTCTAGGTCACGCAAAAATCGTTCGGCTGCTTTCTTAATATAGTTCCCGGCAACCTTACGACCTTCGACAATGCTGTTTGCATATTCCATAACGGTTTCAAAATTCTTTGCCTTTTTCATTGTAATTTCCTCATTGCAGCAACCAGAGCAGATTCTTTTGGTTTCTCAAGCGTGACGCTCTCGATTGCTTTTGGATTTAGGCACAACCTATCCGAATATGCTAGTAAATCTTTTCGCAAAACTTCCATTGTCCCAACGATTGCTGATTTTTTGGAACCACCTGCTGCCGTTTTCGTTTCGTATGCACACCCTGATTGAGTGAACTCTTTCATCGCCGCCAAATATTGAACACGCAAATCAACATAAATATCAATTAACGGGTCATATTCGATCTTATAAACGCCCAAGCTTTTCATATCTTTTACAGTCAAACGCTTGATTGCGTCTTTGGTCGTCGGCTTTCTCGCCATCCATCCTCACCTCCAAAAAAAGTTTTCTGAGAGTCGCTCTATTGGAAACAGTTCCCCATCTCGGTGCCCCGAGGCTTTATTTTTAAAAATTTTAGGAGGGGGGGTTAAAAAAATAATCTCGTCAAGTAAGCAATAGAGCCAATCCCGACACAAACCACAATCAGCAAATATTTTCTCAACTTACTATCAGATTTCTCCCCAACCAAACCAATGAACGAAATTAATGTTATTACTGTTATTAAAATGATTGCAAAGACTGTCATACGCTTCTCCTCCATTCATCAAACCTATCTCTTACACGATCCTGCCACTCTTTCCCTAGCGCCGTGACTTCGTTAGTAGTACGGTTGTGCATTCGTCCATGTTGTTTGTTACTAAGTGATATCAAGTTCCAAGAGGCGAATGCCAGCTCTGGATATTGTTCAAGCGGATAGATGTGGTGTACCATTTCCGCTTGCTCATTGTTCCCGTATCGCTTAGACTGCTGGCACAAATACTTATCGCGTCTCAATATCCGATCACGCTTCTTTAACCACTTCCCCGTTTTATAGAACGGATTCGTTTGCTTGCTCATTGGTATTCCACCCTTCATATATAGTAGGCAATCGTACGGCAAGAATCAGCAAGAATAGAAAAATAGATTATTGATAAACGATTCTTCTATTTTCTGTTCTGCGCGTTCAACATAAGATTGTACCGATGACTTAGAAATATGTAATGACACGGCTACTTCTTCAAAGCTCAATTCATTTGCACGTACTAAGATATAACAATCCTTCTCACGTTCAGACAGCATATGATTAAAGAAATGGATGATATCCTCCTCATGTGCTGACAATCGACTCCTAACCAGTGAGCGCTCAATAAGCGTGACAGATGACATATCCAAACTATCTAACACATTTGGTTCAATCAATACTGTATTGTTGTATACACCTTGTCTTTCAATACCACGCTTACGACCTGGTTCTCGTCCTGTACGCATCCACTCAATTGCATAGGTCATATCGGAAATCATGCCAGTAATCAAAGTGCCTTTGTCATTACGCTTAGACTCAACAATCCTCTTACCCCTAACCGCTCCTGCCTCTAATGCTGGCATAGCATTACTTATCAGCTGTAGTGCGTGCCGTCCTTCCTCGTACCCTTTGATTAAGTCATCCATCATGTTCCCCTCCTAATATAAAAAGGACGCAACAAGCAGCCGTTAAGCTAACTCATTGCGTCCTTCGATTTTTACGATCAGACGTTTAGTATTTGATTTTATGTTTCGTAGTTGTCTCTGCACTTACTGGTTTACCATCTGCCCAATTGATAACTGTTTGTCCAAATCCTGTTGTTGGTACATCTTCTATAAAAACTACTTTTTTATCTACCTGCACATATACACCATCGTTATTAATGTCATTGGCTTTATATTTTTCAATGATGATTCCTGGCTCTACCTGAGTACGATAGACGATATCGTCATAAGTAATTGTCCCACCTTCAACACGAATACATGTTGCACTTCCATTTGCTCGCCAACAATGTGAGAGTTTTTCATCAGTTGGTTTTACGCCATCTGGCCACGTCATTTTTTCCCTCTCCAACTTAATCATTAATGCATCAAAATCTCTTTGTGTTTCTGTATGGTACATCTTCATTTTCATTGTTTTTCCTCCATCTATAATTGCTGTCATCCCACACAATATACATTCACTTGATATTAAACGACCATCTGCAGAACGTACATCCCTTAAAATATGACTGCATATCATTTAAATCACCTCTGTTAAAATACGAAATCCTACACAAGTGTTATCCTCAAAGTAAACTTCAACTGGCTTTCCGACTAGTTCGCTTACATAATCCACTTTGGCGGCACTTACTAACTCACGTATATAGTCAACCATTGCCAATACATTTCTTTCTTTTTGTCCATCCTCGTAATGTGCATATGTGGGATTATAGAATCCTTCTTTAGAAAATCCGCACTCACTGCTATTGCCTAAAGTAAATACCAAATTCAATCCAAACAGGTACTCATTTTTGCCAAACTCAGCGCTTTTAATTTTTCCTAATACTTTAACTGTTTCTAGTTTGTCCTTCTTTAGCATCAAATAATTAAGATTAGTTGGATTTTGGAGGTATGCTAATAAACTGCTAGCGGGTATCTCCTCCCAATTTGTTATCTCACTAATATTTTGTTCCAAACTATTCCCCTCCTCATTTGTAAATTCTGTGTACTTATCAGGTTGTATTCTTTTCCATATCTCGTGTGCCAGGCCTATTGTCTTTATTGATATAGTTTCTGGTTTAGCTTTCTTCATGAGTAACCACATCCACTAAATTGCCAAATCCATCATAAACTTCATTAGTTTGTTTCGGATGCTGTTCCATCCACTCAATCACATCATTCAAATAATATTGCGCTTTTTTCAAATCCTCTATACCGTTCTTGTCTTTATACCTGCTAACATACTTAATTACATTTGAAATTGCGACTGGTTCATAGTCAAGCTTTGCCTTGATAAAGTCCAATGTCTCAATACCGCCTCTTTGGTAATGTGAAGGCTTATTTACATTATCGTCGGCTTTGTATTTTTCTATTTTTGAACCTTTTGTAATAAAATAATCATAATCTGCATATGTTATTTTATTACCATCAATCTCAATACATGTATACATTTTATACTCGTTCCATTTACTTTTATAAGTAGGCTTTTCCCCGCCAAACCAAGTTACGCCTTTTCCCTCAAATTCAACCATCAAAGCATCATAATCCTCTTGCGTTTCTGTATGATATATTATCATTTTCTTTCCTCCAAATAACGATTTTCTAAACTTACATATAGAAATACGATTCCAGCCGTTAGCATCAGCCATACAATCCAAAACACTACCTTTGTGAATGCCCCTGAATTCTCCACATCTTCAAGCATCCCTTTAATATCCGTATTTTTAAGATAAATGGTTGATCCATCATCAATCGGCGACAAACCCTTATCGTTTGCCTTGGCGATAAAACTTGCATCAAAACTAACCGGTATCGCGTTATAGTAGTAACGAGTATCGCCATCAACATAGTAATAGTGATTTTTGCGCCAATTGCTGTTTTTAGCCGTTTTGTTTAATATAGCGCTAGCATCCAACGAGGAAGGTCCAAATAAAGTGAATTGACTTGTCTTATACGTTTTATCAAACATTTCAAGCTTATTGGATTTTCTAGCTTCATTACCCATCCAATCCCAAGACCAGTAAACTCGTATATGAGTTTTACCCTTGGAATCGGTATAGGTTTCTTCATGTCTTGTATACTCTTCTTTATTTTTAGAAATATACAAATAATCCTTTTTTAGTTCTGGAAAGCTAACGGTGTCTTTTGCCTTTATATTAGCTTCAACAATAATATTGCCTTGCTGCGTATCAATAACATAATCGAACGTATCTTTGTCTTTGACCTTTAGTGCTGTGTTATACCGTTCGCTTTCACTCAACAAATGATCTGTTATTTTTCCATAAATGAATATCCCCAGGCATACGAACAATATGGCAATAACCACTGACACTAATATTTCACGTTTTGTGATTTCGATGTTCATATCACTTGCCCTCAAACAAGTTTGTCGCTTTGGAATTATCCACCTTGAAATCTAAATACTCATAATCTTGTTTTTCATAACCTGATATGTTTAGCACAAAGCTTGCTGGGAAACGTCTTACATATCGGTTATATGATTTAATCATTGAATTATAGTTACCACGATACTCTGCTAAACGGTTTTCGGTGATACTGAACTCTTTCATAGCTGTTTGATAATTCTTTTGCGCTTTCAAGTCCGGATACTGTTCTACGATCACACTAATTGTTTTTTCTGCTGCTTCAATATTGCCTTTTGAACTCTGCGATCTAGCCTGTACTATCTTATCTAGTGTTGATTGTTCATATTTGTTGTAACTTTCGATGCTGTCTACTAGGTTATGGAACAAATCAACGCGCCGTTGTTCTTCTTTTGATATATTCGACTTGGCATTCGCAATCTCTTCTTCCAACCCAATAGTTCTGTTGTTTATCGAAATAAATGTTACCGCTATTAGTATTCCAATAGCCAAAATGACTCCGCCCCATATTAATATTAGTTTATTCATTTTTGTTATCCTCCAATAAGTCTTTATTTTCGTGAATATTGCCGACAATCTCACCTTGCAGATAAGCGCCTTCACTAAAGAAATCGTGCTGGTCGTCTTGCAAAGGTTCTTTAAATCCGAGTAGTTCGAATTTATACGTACCTTTAATAAGTCTATAATTTTTACCCTTATAGCGCACAATATCGTCTTGACAATACTTTTGCTTATTTTTGTCTTTTAATTCCGTGTACTGCATCACGATTAAATCAAATCTAGCAGGTCTAAACAGCACATTGTTAAGATTAAATTGACCAACTAACGCCAACCACCTTAGCATAAATTTATCGTTAACGTCCCATGCTCTAAACTCGATTTCATGACTCATTTACATCCTCCTCAATAACTTCAAATGTAATTGCTGATGTTTTCGCAACATTTATAAGCGTACCAACTTCGTTTGGTCCTCCTGGGATAGTTACAAATCCATTTCCAGAGTTTTGGTAAATATCCTGAACCACTTCTATAACCCCATCTAATACATCTGACTCCTCGCTTGTGTAATCACATGTATATTTGGATAATGTGCCATTGTCGAATAATACAGTTGCAATTAGTTTCATCGCACATCACCATCCATTTTTTCGATGCGTATAGTATCTATTGACTTGACAGGTATTATAGTTAGCGACTTATCGTCCATCAAACTGACGTGCCCTTGAGCGTTTAATGTACGGTAGTCTTTTTCCAATTCTTCCAGTGTTTTCGGAGTTTTACATTGGCATACTGTGCCTTTTTTTGTGTGTACGGTTATCAGACATTTATTCATCATTCGCGCTCCTCTCCTACTATTTCGACATCTGAAATAGGAGCCTGACACGTCACAAACTCGTTACTAATAACAACTGTGTCAAATACGTTTTTGATGTCTACGACTTTGAAAATGCCGTTTGTCATGTGTCTGTAGTATGTGCCTGTATATCGTACCGTTTGCCCTATTTCTATTTCTGTCATGGCCGTTCACCATCCAATGATTTCCCACATCGCGGGCAAAATTCGATAGCATAGTCAACCTTGTACGATGCATTTTCAAAACCGCACGCGGTCTCTCCTTCGACAATGAGCGTTTTCCCTACCAATTTAACGAAATCTTCTTTTGAAAGTGAATCAGCAGAATGTAATACCTCTCCCTGCTCGCAAAAGCTGCACTCTGTCGCTTCAAACGCGTACATAGAGTTCCTAGTAAAAAAGGTAATTGTCCGAGGTTCACGATTGCTTGGTATGATCCGTTCGACTGTACTAGTAGCAATTGTTCGTTCATCATCAACAAACATAAAAACCGCCCGCGCCCCAATTTGAGGCTCTGTAATTAGATACACCTCATTTTCATAAACTCCCTTAGCCGGATGATTCGGGTCACTGACGTTGCTGAATCCTACACATTTATACTTTTTCATTGGTTGGTTCCTCCTCAACTGGCACTGCCACGCCGCCAAATATTTTAGCGATTTCATTTGCTTCCTCTTGGCTGTCGAACTTCCGCGCTCTATCTAACGCACCTAACATGTCGTCAAGTGTGAATGTTGGTTGTGTGCCATCTTCGCCCCAACTAACGAAATACAACTCTCCAATTTTCGCGTAATATAAAGACGCCTTTTCGACCACATAACCTCCTAGCCAAGCTAGTGCGAAATCGTCAGGGTGACACGTTACCCAATTTACAAGTTCATCAGCTAAAACATTTTCTGTAGAATCTGGATGTATAATTCGTTGCATGGTTCGGTAAATATCATGGTGTAGGTTATCTTCAATCCAATCAGCTATATATCGTGGCACTAAAGGTAATACTGGTTCCGGGATTGCATCGTCCATAGCAATAATATAATCCGAGCTATCAGTTTTTACCTCTAAAGTTTTATCGTCAAGATCGAACCCCCGTATTTCTCCTTTAAATTGAACTATATCGCCTGTTTTAAACTTTTGCGTCATAGATGTTCACTCTCCACTTCTTTAAAATCCATAACTCTTGCTTTGCCAAGTTCATTTGTTTCTTGCCAGCAAAACTCTTTTTCAATTTTTAGCAAATAGATAGACCGGCCTGGATCATCATGTACAAATCCGTCGAAAGATATTGCATCTTCGATAATCTTCTCGCTTCGCTTCCTTATCAATTCTAAACAAGATTCTCGTGTGCCAAATTCCCATGATGATCTTTCAGTGTCAAGCACAATTCGTGTTGTTTGCGACTGTTGCTGTTCTATTTCGACAAATACATTAGTTTCAAATGGCAACTCCCAACTTCCGATATTCATGTGTGAGCCATATATTTTCATTAACATCCACATTGAAAATTTTGTATATCCTTCTTCATCAATTCTAGGTGCACGAACTTGGTGATAAGGTGCGTTTTTATAAAAATCTATGAAATGTCGAACACCCGCATCCGTCAATTTTACTTTAACACCGTAATTAATATTGAATGGCTGCTCAATTTTCATCATTATACGCCTCCTTATGGTCTGTACTTAAATCAATACGTATATTTGTAAACCAAAGTGATGTTTTTACTCGATGCGTATTTTCGAGACTCATTTCTTCCATCGTCACCTTGCGCCGGGCTATAGCCTCTATTTTGCTACCATCTCGCCTTTCAATCGTTACCTTATCGAAATCCTCTAATCCTTCGAGCCATCTAAAAATATCGTTCTGACGTTCGTTACTCCCTAAGCCAAATGGTGTCTTAATATCACTAATAGCATCCAACCCTATTTTGAAAAATTGCTCATCATCTATTTTTAAATCTGCTTTCACATCCCAACTGTCCTGTTTTTTATTCTCATTATTTAATGCCATAGTTCTCCGCCTCCTCAAAAAGCGTGTATTTGTTTTCCCATATCTCTCTATCACTATCCCAATACATGTATTCTTTTTGATTCACTCTGAATGCTTTTATTTTTTTATAGCCTCGCTTATTGGCTATAGTCTTTGCTTTTTCAATAGCACCCTCAAATGTTCTTGCCCTTGCTCGTATCTGGATTAATTTACGGCCACATTCTGGCGCTTCTCTATTGACGTACAATTCAACAATATAGGTTATCATGGTAGCCCCCTAAAACAACTTTGATTGTGTTGGCGACTCAGCCACAAATGCTTTTCTAGCTACTTCATTCATATAGATTACTTCAATCCTTTTTTGTCCGGCCTCAGTCGTCATATCGTAATATTCTTTGTGCCAACCATGCAATGTGTTATTATATAAGTCGTTTTCGTAACTGGATAACCAGACCGGGCCAACATGCTGCTTTAATATGTCCAAAAGTTCCTCGTGATCCGAATCCGTCATTTCATTTGCATAATGTCTATTGCTTCTGGTTGATAAAGGGTAAGGTGGATCAGCGTATATAAATACATAGGGTCTGTTGTATCGGTCAATAAGTTTGATTGCATCCTGGTTTTCAATCTGAACACTTTTTAATCGCTCCATAATCGGCTTAATACGACCTGGTATTGAGGACCATTGCTTTGGTGTGTCTGGTGAATTTGGCGCAATACATGAGCGCCAACCAGTAATATCAGATGTTTTTGCACCTATCGCCATCCAACACCTAATCAAAAATAAGCGCGCATCCTCTAATGGGTCTGGATTGACTGTATAGCTATTTTCATATTCTTCACGACTAAATGGCGTTAAATCAACCAATCTTTCTAATTCTTCTGGATGATCTCTAATCACACGAAAGAGATTGACAACCCGACTATCTAAATCATTAACCGTTTCTTTTATCGCTGGCTCTTTTTGAAATAACATGGCTAGACTACCAGCAAAAGGTTCTAAATAAGTATCGTGTGGAGGCATTTTCTTTGCTAATATCTTAGCCATTTTTCTCTTGCTTCCTGGGTAATTTAAAATTGATTTTATTTCCGACATGTTGGACCTCTTTTCATCAATACGAAATATCGAATTTTTCCCCTGTCCTTCTTTCATAAGTTTTCACAGCCCTCTTGTTTCCTAACAAAGTGTTCATAGGTATTATCTTCATCCCTATTCGCATTGCTGGAATACCATAAAAATTATGCTGTTTTTTTGCTTTTTTTTATCATTTCATCAGATACTGATTGAAGTATTATAAACGCGCGTTCTATCGCTAATGATTTATCTAAATCCCTATCAATCATGCCGCCTGATCCTGCATCAAAAACAATGTACTCTTCTGTAAGTGGTGATTTTCTAACACAAATTTTAAGACCTTTAAAATCACGAATGTAATACGCTGTTACACGAAACACTCTGTCGGATTGTACAAAGCCTGCAAACTCAAAATTTTCAACTCTGCAATAAACTTTTACCTCGTTCATTACTGCCCCTCACTCTCTCTTCATAAGGGCGGATAAACCGCCCTCTATTTAGTTCCTTACGCTATAATGTGTACGCGGCCTTCTTGGATTAAGTCATCTAGTTCACGCACAAGATATTTTTCGATGTTCTGAATAGCGATGTTTTGCCAAGCGCCACCATCGGCTTCAAATAACGCAATACGTGGCCCGTTCTGCATACGCAACACAAACTTACTAACAGGTTGTTCTACTTCTGCAAAAGTCCGATATGGTGCCAAGCTAACCGGGTTAGGAACCGTCACATTTTCTACTTTGCTGATTCCGGATTTCGCTGTCACTGTTTGACTAATACCATCACTTGATGTATTTCGAACGTCTTCTTCTTTGATATTTCCAACGAGCCCTAAAATAGCTGTCTTCTCTTCACTTTCTAGGAAAAGCGCCTGCATCTTGATATTAAAAGTATCACTATCATAAAAATAATCGAACGCAAACTCGGGAACAATCGCCTCTGCTCTCACAAATTCTTCTCGCTTACGATCATTGTTCAGTGGACTAAATACCGATACTTTTTCTGGTCCAAATACATGTACGACAACTGGATCTTTTATAGCGTCCACATTGGATTGTACATAGTTCACGATTCCAGTTAGTGTATGCAGTTCAAACGCTGCCGCTCTGGCATCTGCTACTAATTGCAAATCACCCGTGGCATATTTACGGCCATTAATTTCTTTTACTTCTTTTTGTGCCAATTCTGCTACATATTCCAACGCTTCTTTTTGATTACTCATAATTTTCTGTCTCCCATTCTTATAATATATTTAGGTTGCTTAGGCTTTTTTCATATTGACTACGTTTTGATTTTCTGGTATCGGCTGCCCTGTATCTGTTTTCAGTTGCATATCGTCATCCGGATCTAAAAAGGTTTGTCCTTTTTGTCCAGAAAGCAATTCTTCACCGACAACTTTCCCAGCATCTTCTCCAAATACAACACGGGTAGTCAGCGCTTTGGCTGGTTGCAGTGTCGATTTCGCTTGAATGTCCACATTCGCCATATCGCGTTCTTCATTCCCTTTGACAGTCACTGTCACCGTGATTTTTCTGGCTTTCAGTGGGTCCGTGTTAGGATCATTAATATTTTCTAACACTTTGTCTAATTCTTCAGCAAATCGCTCCTGAACCGCTCCACCTGCCATGCCTGATAGATTAATTTTACTCATGTTCATCCTCCTAATTTTCGTCAATATCTATATAAAAGCCTGAAACTGGCTGTGTTTTTATGCGGCATTCTTTGAGTCCTTTTTCATTCAATTTTATGGCCCCAACCTTGTGCATGGAACTAAATTTATTCCACCCGATTTGATGTACTAAGTTGTGCATCTCTCGTGATAAACAGATAAAACGGAATTGAGTGCTGTCTACTTTATTCCGGTTACGTCCCATGCCTACCGCATCAATATGGTGCACATCTGATCCAGCTTTTCCAGTGATAGCGCACTTACGATATTTCAAACACATATACAAGAAGAACTGTATATCTTCGCCCAAAAAACGCTCTTTTTCATGAAATGGAACATCAAACATAAAACAAAATTCGATTAAAAAATTAATGAAATCTCTTGCTGTTGTCATATCACTATTCGCTAAGCTGTATCTTTCTATATTTTTATAGGTTGCAAATGATTCTTTTAGTGCTGTCTCGACTGATTTACGGTCATCAGCAAAACTTGGACTGACTAGCCGAAGTTCTGAACTATAATTCTCGTTATAGAAATGACGTGTTATTTCTGTCATGATTGCAAATGCTTTTTTCCTTTGATCTGCTGATATTTTACGATTATCAAAAAATTCTAGTCCTAACTGCGGTGCGCTCCCGTGTGTATGCCTACTAATAACAGTCGGATGCACGCGTTCATCAATATCAATAATGAGCCTTGTCTTATCTCCTGGATAAGTAATCGATTTTATTGTTCCGATAAACTCCATCAGCTTTTACCATTGTGCCCGTAATCATAAATTTTTGTATTCAGATTGTATCTTTGTTTAAAAACTGCCACTTGACCATCTGTTGTGCCTAGTTTAACTGCAATTTTATGATCAGATAAGCCATCCTGTTTATAGCCTATATACTCAGCGATGCTTATAGTAACAGGCTTTGGTTGTACCCCTTCATCGATAAGTCCATGTTCTTTTTTCCATCGGCTCAATGCTTTTTTCTCTACATTCCACATTTGACTAATCTGTACATCTGTCCATGTTTCTTCTAAGTCTAAATAGTCATCAATTGTTCTTTCAGAAAGCGCCGGAACTTTTTCGCCTCGCTCTGGGGCAATTTTATTTTCAATTTTGTGTATCTCACTACCTAAATTAATAATTTGTTGGCACAACTTACAATTCTTTTTTTTACATGATCGAAAACTTTGCTCTTTTTCATGCAAATCAACAAGTCTATTAATCTGTTCAATTAAATCTTTTGCCATTTCCCTTCGTTGTTCCCGTATCATGTCGCCACCTCACTTTAAAATTTTATGTGTCCGTTTCCCAACATAGCGATGCACCAAATGCATAGCTTCACTGGTATTTTTATAGATAAACCAATTATCGGGATTTATTCCATTTTCTTTGATAAAAATAGCCTGATTTTTATTTGGTTTCTTTCCTGCTTTCATTTTCCACATTCTCCTTTTCACGTTTCCAATTTTTATAGATTTGTCTTAAAATATAATTTCCTCCACAAAAATGGCAGTACGACGAATTGTGTGCGTCTCGTGTTGGTGGTACATTCCCACACTCCGCGCATTCGAATTTTCGAGGAGCGTACTTTTTAACCTTTGCGTCTTTTGTAAAGATACTCTCAAACATTAATTTGCCTCCGCAAGTCGTAATTCAAGATTCACGAACTTGCTATACTCTTTAACAAAAGCAAGTTGTACAGTTCCAACTGCACCATTCCGATTTTTAGCAATGATGATTTCAACTAAGCCATCATCAGCTTCACGATCATAATAATCTTCACGGTACAATAGCATAACCACATCGGCATCCTGCTCAATACTACCGGAATCCCGTAAATCGGATAACATTGGCCTTTTATCCTGTCTGGTTTCCACGCCCCTGGAAAGTTGTGATAACAGTAGGATAGTCACATTGTATTTTTTACATAACAACTTTAAACCTTTTGTTATTTGCGCAATTGCTAAATCATGCCGTAACTTCATATCAAGGTCCATTAATCCTAAATAATCAATGACAATGACATGTTTATCGACTTTACCAGTCGCCCTTACTTCCTTGATTCGGCGCTCAACATCTCGAACCCCGACATTACTATTATCTTCGATGTGTAAATTTAATCCGCCAAGAACTCCCTGCACTTGAACAATACTGTTTTTAATATCTGCTGGAATACGGTATGTGTCTCTCCAATGCTCGCTCGCAATATTGCCCATGTTGCTGATGATTCTTTGTAAAAGTGCTTTACGGGGCATTTCAATACTAAATATATCCACTTGTTGCAAGCCCTCTGACGCTTGTTTCTTTTTATCTTCACTTGCCTGTTTCGCAATATTAATTGCTATATTCACCGCAAATGCCGTTTTACCCATCGATGGCCTACCTGCAATAACCACTAAATCAGATGCTTTCACACCACTTGTCATATAATCAATGCTTGGATACCCTGAACTTAATTCACCATTCAACGGGCCATTATCCTCAAACATAGAGTTATAGATTGCTAGCATGTCATCTTTTTGCGATGTGGTTTCTTCGACATGATAGGATGTAATTCCTTGTGATACTTCGACTAATTTATCAAAGGCCTGTTCATCTTTTTGTGCAATATATTGTTGTGCAGCAAGTAATAATACTTGCTTCTCATATTCTTCTAGTACAATTTTTTCGTAATAAGCATAGTTGGCCGCACTTGGGCAACTGCCGGAAAGGCTTGTCATGTAAACAACAGCTTCCGGATTCGTCAATTTGGAATACATCGTGATAACATCAATAGCAATACCGTCTGACCGTAGTTCCTGCATGACACTATATAATTGTCTATTTCGTTTATCGGTAAAATGCTCTGGTAAAAGGTTTGTTACATGGATTAAGTCAGGTTGTAAAAAGATAGCACCTAAAACGGCAACTTCTGCCTCCTGTTTTGCTTTTGAATCCATTAATCAATCGCCCCTTTCGCTTTCAGTTGTTCAATTTGCGCTTGTGTTCTTTGACGAGCTTTTTCTTCTTGTTCCGCGTTTAGAGGCACAATATTTTTTGCTTTCTGCTTTTCTTGATACGCTCTTATTTCTTGTTTTAAGTCATCTGGCAAATCGGATTCTTCTAAACTCGGCATTTGAACGGCTTCCCGTTGATATGCTGCTTGTTTGTCTAAGTACGCTTTCGTTTTCTCTACATCGCGATTAGTTGGTATAAAGAAATTAGCAACTGCAGGTTGGAACGGTTTTGTTTGAATGTATTTTAGTAAAGCGACTTTACTGCGCGTATAGTCGCCACCTTCTAAAATTTGAATCCAGGTTTCTTTTTTTGTTTGGTCTAACTCAAAATCTTTGTAAGTATCGTTTATTAACAGCAATAGTTCGATGGCTTCTTTTCGGGTCATAAATCTTCACCTTCCTCCAATAGTCGCCTAGTAGCTTCCTGCTTACTAGTACCAGTACTTCGCTTTTTTTCTCGCTCTTTTTTCGCCTTTATAGCCAAGTCATCAAATTGAACTCGCAACTTCTCAGGTGATAAAACATTCGTCATCCAAAAATCATGTTGTTGCACCCATGTCATCAACCATTTAATCTGTTCGTTGGTTCGTTTATCTAGCTTCATCATCAGTCGAATAGTGTTGGCCCATTTATTAAAATTAGGTGGCTTTCGCTCTGGCTGATTTTCTAAGATGCGATCAAAGAAGTAATAAGCAAGTTGTAAATGCTCCTCGGAAAATTCTATTTTCTGAGATGTCTTTTTCTTCTTTACATTCTTTACATTCTTGTTTGTTGCCCCGGGCTTGCCCTCGGTTTGCCCTTCGTTTGCCCTTTGCTCGCCTTCTTGTTTGCCCTTTTCATCGTCAGATAGTTGATAATCGTTGTATTTGCAAATGGTTAGGCGGGTATAACTGTTTGTCGTTTCGATTGCCAAAAAATCAAGTTTTTTTAATTTATCTAAAGTTGTTCTTACTTTCTTCGTTGTGACTTCCTTGTCACCTGAAAACCAATCATTTTCGATTGCTTGAACACTTGTAATAAGCTGTCCACGCTTCACTTTGACCTTTTCACCGCGTCTTTTATCAAACCAAAATTGGTCGGTATGATTCGCCCGCAAAAGTAGTTCAATCATGATTATTTTTTGATGTAATGACAGACAGTTATATGTGTCACTCTCAATTATTGACCGATGTAATTTTATCCATCCCTCCATCATGATGTGCCCTCCTTCCTGGAATCACTAGAAAAATCCCCAAAACCTTGCGTTATTGGAGGATGTGATATACACTATAAATAGGTTATATTTGTGTGTGTACCACATCCCGGACTCATGTTAGCGCATGAGTCTATTTCTGTTCTAAAATCCTTACACTCGTAATTGGAATTTCCCATATTGATGCTGACAGAGTTCGCGGATTAGTCGATACTTTAATAAAATTCTCTCTAACACTAGCCACTTTTAATTTCTTATGAGGTCGTACAATAATACCTCCCATAGCTACTGTCCTGTTTTTCGTTTGAACAATATCACCAACTTTTATATCATCAATCGTAATCATTCATATTCACCTCGACTTGCGATTAGTGTTCTGCTGTACCGATCAAGTATCAACTTCAATTCATCGTCCATGAATGGTTCAAACATAGTGTTCATCATATTTTCATGGTATTCACTTATTTCAGCAATTTGCACTGGTTCCTTACGATCTGCGATATATATCTCCGTGATGGAATCCCCAAATACAATTGATAGTTTGTAATTACTTAGTTCTTGCATTAACTCATTTCTCGTCATAATAATGTTCCTCCTAATCCCGATTTTTAAAGTACCAGGCTTCAAAGCCTGTTTGTTTAATTTCATTAATTGTTTGTTTCATTGTTTCAATAAAGCACACTGTAGCATATGACATGACAATACACTCAAACGCCTGATGTAATGTCAGCATTCAATTACATAGCCTTCCCTGATTAGCCTTTTAATATATCCACGCATGGTCCAAGATTTCGTTTTTCTAAGGTGACATTGATAATAACTTTGCTTAAACCGTCCCTGAAACGTTTCCATTGTAATCCATCGTGACTTTTTGTAAATTGTAACTTTAAAGTCACATAAATTTATTCTTTTAATAAGTACAAGTGGTTTTTCTGCCAATTTCACTCACTCCCCCGTTTTATTATCGCCGTGGCTGATTACCACAATTGGAATAATGAATAATGCTGATAATGAAACTACCATGAATGCTGTCAATCGTTTCCCTCCTTCACTTTCGGATTTAGCCAATTTTCAAGCGCTAATCTACTAAATCGCCACTCTGTTCCGATTTTGCGTCCTGGTATTATCCCCGTATTAGCATATCTGTATAAAGAATTCTTACTAATACCCAAGAATTTAGCAGCTTCGTCTGCATTTATTGCCTTACGTGGTTTTATTACAATTACACGGGTACTTGCTTTCTCAGCATACATACGCAATCACCTCCTAATATTTACTTATGATATAATCACCATATGAAATGAGGTGATTATTATGAATAAAGATTCTATCAAAATGATTTTAGAAAAAAACAATATTCAGGATGAAGATTTAGCGAAAGCACTACATCAGATATTACTAAAGTTGGCTTCTGACCCCAGCTTTATTAATACAATAGAAAATCATATTAAAAAATAGTGATTCTGCAGACTGTTTCAACGACAGTCTGTTTTCTTGGAATATGCTGTGTCTCTAATAATAAATTCTGCTTTCGTTGTAACTACCGTATTACATCCTATTTCTAAATCTTCCAGTAAGTCCATCGCTTCTTGAAAAGTATCACAATGAGCTAGTAATTTATCCGCGATTTCCTTTGCCTTCAAGTCAATTAATGCTTCAATCTCTTTGTCAATTGATTCAATACTTTCTACAATGTCTTTATTGTCACCCACTACTATCACCTCCTATCTATACATATAGTAATTACTTACACACAATGCTTCTCTTTGTCCAATATAACGCTAAAAGCGTTAGTATTGCCAAAAAAAATGTAATCAATTGGGCAAACATAGAGCTTTGATGTTTTATTCATCATATCGAATGTGATATCAGTTGAATCTTTTTCTAATTTACGTAGAGTCATTGCGGTAATTCCTAATAATTCAGCAGCTTGATCTTGGCTATACCCTGAACGGACACGTAAACTTTTCAGTGTCTGCTTAGCATATGTTGGAATTTTTTCAATTGTCATGTCTCCCACCTCCATTTGCTAAATTTATAATATCACGCTTAAAGCGTTAAAGCAAGTATTATTTGCTAAAAGCGTAATTTATTTTCGGAAATACAAAATAAATTGTTTACTTTCAACGCTATTAACGGTATCATATGTATATAAACTACTTCTAGAAAGGACTGATTACCTTGACTAATCAAAATGTAAAATCTATATTCGCTGAGAATCTTAGCAATTTGCTATCATCAACAGGGAAAACAGTTGCTGACGTGTCGGCTGATTTAAATATTTCCTATTCTACTTTTTCAGATTGGAAGAATGGAAAAAAAATGCCCCGTGGAGGTTCTCTTCAAAGCTTGGCTGATTACTTCAATGTTAACCTATCCTCATTACTTGAAGAAAATAAAACAACACACATGTTTGAAATTGTTAATATACCATTATACGGAACCATTTCTGCTGGTGTACTCTCCGAAGTAGAAGGAATTTCTGCCGATAATGTTAAAATCATATCTTTACCGTTAGCAATGTTTAGTCGTCCTTATAGCTCCACAAAGCTTTTTGCGATGAAAGTAAATGGTAGCTCTATGGATAAAGTAATACAACATGATGAAATTATTATTGCGAAACAAGATGACTTTGAAAACTATAAGGATGGTGACATAGTTATCTTCTCACATGACAATGAATATTCTCTAAAACGCTATTGTCCAAATGAGGTAGAAGGCGCTGTTTTATTTAAAGCTGAGTCGCACGATCCTACATTCAAAGACATTGTTGTTATGTCTAACACTGACTATAATGTGAAGATACATGGTAAAGTAATTTATTACGGAACTACGCTATAATTAAGTAGGTTCGCATTAATAATAAGAAATGGGGTTATTAGATGAGTGAAAAGATGGGGCAACAAGTTATTCATTGTAGTAATTGCGGGGAAAATAAGGTCAAATATTTATACTCCCCTGCGTCGCTAGCTTCCTATATAGGGCTTGCGCTCATAATAGTAGGGGCTTGGATTCCTTTGTTGGGATGGTTTATCATGATACCATTAGGTTTTATTTCCTTTATTGTAGCAATATGTTTGATACCTAATAAGAAACGGTATTTCAAATGTAAAAGTTGCAAACACACCTTTAGTACAAATAAGGAGATATACACAGAGTATAGGCAAGCAATAAAATAAAAAGAGTGCCCCGCCAAGAGTGCACTCTTAAACAAAATGATATAAGTGCTGTGCGATTATATAAAAATTATATAGAAAGAGGGATGTTTTGGTATGGATTCAATCATTGCTATTTTAGGCATACTTGCCGTAATAGTAGGAGCTGTGTTGCTGGTTATTAACATTGTTAGAAAGAATGGTAAAAAAGTGCCGGTAATTATATTGGGTGCTGGTGTAGTGCTGTTCTTAATCGGGGCTATAATGGGGACTGCTGCAGTTGAAAAGAAAAATGCAGCGGAAAGTGGATATACTATCGTTGAAACCACTAAAAAGGATAAAATTAAACAAAATTACTATAGGGTTACTTTAAAAAATACTTCAAAAGAAAATATCAAGGATAATTTAGATACATTAATTAAGAAAAATGATGATCTAAATAGTATGTTCGTCTATTTTCACGAAACCCCATCTAAAAGTGATAAAGAAAAATTCGGAAAAGTAGTTGCAGTATATAAACATGCATACACGGATCAAGGCGCTTTACAAATTGGTGCCGATAAAGCTGGTGAAACAATAGAACAATAATAAAGAACGCCCCCCCGCCAAGAGTGCGTTCTTAAACAAATACCTCTAACACGGGGCTATTTGCTATACCCATTTTACCATAGAAAGGGGCAAAATAAAATGTTTGGTTCATTAGAAAAGCGTGGAAAAAAGTTCAGAATGCGTGTAACAGTCGGTTACAATGAAATGGGTAACCCTATCCGTAAATCTAGAATTGCTAAATCTACCGACAAAACATCTGCAAAGAAAGAACTAGCATTATATATATCCGAATTAGAAGCAAATAATTATCATACACCTGAAAAAATAACTTTTAAAGATTTTATGTATAATGAATGGTTGCCAAAACATGCTCAAAAAAATTTAACATATGACACTTGGCATAACTACCAACTAACTTTAGAAAAACGTATTTTACCGATATTAGGGAATATGAAATTGGAAAGCATTAAAACTATGCACATCGTAAACATTATTAATGATTTGCAAGCTGATGATATGAGAAAAGACGATAAGAAAGGCAAGCTTAGTGCAAATACAATCAGGAATATCTACAAAGCGCTAAAATCCGTTTTAAATACTGCAGTTGAGTGGAACATATTAATAAAAAATCCAGCAGACGGCGTTAAACTACCTATAGCAAAACGAAAGAAAATGTTGGTTTATGATGAAAAAGAAGTCGCCTCTCTCTATGAGGCCTTATCAGAAGAAGAATTTGAATTGCAATTATTAGTGACACTTGCCCTATCAACTGGCGCTCGTGAAGGCGAAATTGCCGCTCTGGAATTCAAGCATATCAACTTTGACCTCAACGAAATAACTTTCGAACATACAATTGTTGAGCAAAAAGGAATTGGAGTAACTTTAAAAGAAACAACAAAGACCGGTAATGATAAAACATTAACCATACCCGATGAACTCATTAGAATGTTAAAAAAGCACTACCTTGAGAAATCCCAAGATATTATATTTCTACTCATGGATAAATATCCAGAAATTATTGATCTAAAATTAATTGATACAATTCAAAGTAAGAAAATCACTCTCAAAAAAATTAGTAGTGTCATGAACGAAATTCAATTGGCTGGTTCAAAAGAAAAGAATAGTTGGCAGTTTCCTCATCACTTCTTTTTATTTTCCGATAAAGACGGCAAGCCACGCCGTCCAGACTCACTGGGCAAACGATGGACGCGCTTCTTAACACGGAATGAACTAAAGATAATACGTTTCCATGATCTACGCCATACATCAGCAACATTATTAATTAATGCTGGGGTTCATTCAAAGGTTATCCAGGAAAGACTTGGCCACACAAAAATTACAACTACGATGGATATTTACGGGCATGTATTGAAAAAAGCAGACGAGACTGCAGCAAAGCATTTTGATAGTTACATTAAATTTAGCGACTAG